AGGCACGATTTCAATTGTGAGACCGAGATGATATGCTTTTGCAAGCACGACCAGTTTCTCCACAACCTTCTCAGGATCGGCAAGACGAGGGTCAGCTGTACCAGCCACAAAAGTGGTGGCGTCATCCCCAAGTCCAACCGACTTCACGAAAGTCGTTGACTCCTCTGCTGTAAGCCCTAACAACCTAGGCGCAGTCTTCAACAATGCAATAGTCCTGCATGAATGGAAGAAACCTGTACCGGCTTCTCCTGTCAAAGTCATGTGCCACGAGTTGAGGCTAAGCAAAATATCACGAAGGAGGTCTTTAATTACGATTCGCTGGCACTGTACTGATTCCAGGTAATCGTTAACCTCCTTGATATAGTCTCCAAACATAAGTTCCAGTAATAAGAGATCAACATCCTCGCGGAGCGGCTTCGTGACGGATCCATCATAACGGATCACGTCAGTAGCAAGTGCATACGTCCCAAACATTGCTGCTAGGGCCATTCGCTCTGCGATTTCAGTTGGTTTGACTGCGCAGTACCACTCTTGTTCTTTCGCCCATTTAGTAGCGGCGTGAGTCAAAACGGAACCAATGAGTTTCTGGTACTGGCCTACGGCACAAATGACCCTCACATCTTTGATCCCAGAATAGGCTTCCGCCTTCTGAAAGGGATCAATGTTGTAAGTTTGGCTCATCTGTTCGAGTTCGGCCTTGAATCTCATAATTCTTTGGTTTCCTGTTTGGCTTTCAAGAATGGATTGTGGATCTTCGGGGTGTAATTTGGTATCCCCTACCATGCGCGTCACGGTCTCCCGGACGTACTGTCTCAGTTTAACGCTAGGTTCTGGTGCATTGATACGTTCATTGATCTGCCGGACGAAACGTTCCTCCATACCCCATTTCAGATTTGCTGTGGTTTTGGCAGCGCTGAAAGCTCTTGGGTCTAGTGGACTCATAAAAGTCACTAAGGATTTTGGAGGGGTTCCGTTCAAGTGTTCAATATCATCAACCTGAGAATACGTTTGGTCCGCGTGTTCTGGGGAGACAACCCGAGGTATAACCAAATCCTCAGATCGTTGCATGAACTCTAGTAGTAGGATCGCACGTTCCTTGTTTTTCAGTACCTCCGCATCGTCTTTTGGACGTGGGAGCAAGCCAAGGATGGAAGCTGTGGTCACCTTACTGCTGGCCGTTTTCATCATCGCGCGCGCCCTGTCATAAGTCCCATTGCTCACTGTGGCGGCGGTGGTTCTAATGCCTCCAGCGCGAGCAATGGAAATGTTGCTTTCCAGGTGTTTCTGATTGCGGATGATAGTAAAGTGGTCGTCTCCGAATTTCTTCACCGGTTGCAGTCGTTTCATACTGTCATGTAGTCTCCCTGTGAGATGCATTACTGCAGAGGACATCATACCATAGCGTCTAATGGGAATCAAAAGCACGAGGGCTTGAAAGTTACTAACACTCCGTTTTTCAACAGCAAACACTGTAGAGCCCCAAAAGTTGCTCACACATAGAGTGTCATGTTCGTAATCCCATAATTGGTGGTGATACCTCCCACCTCCTGAAACTTCGCAAGTGATTTTCTGGTCCTCGTCGAAGTAGAAGGTGGTCTCTCCTTCCCCATTGGCAGCTACCGTTGGTACGATAGTGTAGAGTGCCACAGGACACCCCCAGTCTTGAAGTTGACTTGGAAGATCATCAATGTGATAATCAACGTCTGTCATCTTAATCAGGGGATTAGAGGGAAGCGGGTCATTTCTGTAACTCATGCCGGCGTCTTTCATGGAGTAGAAAAACCGGTTGCCCAACATGCCTTTTCGGGCGTCTTTGTTGGACATGGAAACTGAGTACAGTTCATAACCTGACTCTTCCGCCAGTCGGTCGATTGCGCATTCCGCTTCGTGGCGGAGTGCTGCCGATCTGGGGTGAGTGTGCTTCCCGTCCCGTTCAGTGCTCTTAGGTTTAAGTTTTAATGAGTCGAAAATAGGCCTCAGTATATCTTTGTGGCCTTGGAGGGTTCCGAGGTTCATTAGAAACTTTGCTAACTTAATCTGCACCGAAATAGGAAGGAACGCGGTTAGACTGGAGCGGAATCTGTATAAGATTACCACCCCAAGCAAGTATCGGAAAAAGTTCATTGACAACACTCGTGACGCGATTATCACAAGTGGAGCTCTGCATGCCGTTACCGTCTCCAAACCCCCACCGTAATTGGTGCCGGGGGGAGACGAACGAAACTGCCACATGAACCTGGAACAAGCCAGCTGCAATAGCCGGATTGAACTGAGTTCAGTGTAGTCTGACATTCCAGTCAGCGAGAGATAAACTTTTTCGAAAAGAAGTTT